AAACCGATAAGTCGTTCATCGTTCAAATTTTGCGACTGTTCACTCAATCCGATGTTGCGGTTGGCAAAAATTATTATGAACACTTCATACCTGCTTTCAAGAACAACGAAATTAGAAATATGCATGGCTCGTTCGCTGCGCGTGAGGGTGTTCATCAACGTGCGTATGCTTTGCTCAACGATACACTTGGCTTGCCCGACGATGAGTATCTTGCATTCCTAGAATATAAAGAGATGGCTGACAAAGTCGATTATATGGCTGAGGCTGATATTACAACTCGGCGTGGCTTGGGTCTTGCGTTGGCGAAGTCTGTGTTCAATGAAGGCGTTTTGCTTTTCGCATCATTCGTCATGCTTCTGAACTTCCAACGATATGGCAAGATGAAGGGCATGGGCAAAGTTGTTGAGTGGTCGATCCGCGACGAGTCAATTCATGTTGAAGGCAACGCAAGATTGTTCAGAACATATTGTGCTGAGCATCCTCGTATTGTTGATGATCAGTTCAAACAAGAAATCTACGATATCGCTCGCAACATTGTAAAGCTCGAGGATAAATTTATCGAGCTGGCATATAAGATAGGCAATATCGAGGGATTAACTGCAGATGAGGTCAAACAATATATCCGTTATATCACTGACCGACGTTTACTGCAGCTTGGTCTAAAAACAAACTTCAAAGTCAAAGAAAATCCACTTGATTGGCTTGAGTGGGTTCTCAATGGTGCAGACCATACTAACTTTTTCGAAAATAGAGTAACCGAATATGAGGTTGCTGGCTTAACAGGGAGTTGGGATGATGCTTGGAAAAACTAAATTCAATGAGCAGGGTTTACAGGAAAAACTCGCGACAGGTTATCAGATAGAGGATCCAGATGAAATGTCTCCTCGCTACCGTGATGTGTTAGTTAATACTATTCACATCGCTGCAGATTTAGAGGTGGTGACATTACCGACATATTCACCTGCTATCAAAACTTCACCAACACTCGAAGATAAAATAGCAGTCGCATCTGCATGTCAAGATGAGTTAGGAGATACGCATGAGTTTCTATTTGAGCGTGATCCGGAAGAGTGGCGAACATTTCAGATGTTAGAGTTTCCTCACGAGGATTATATTGAAACAGTTGTAAGTATGTGTTACGGAGACAGAGCTGGATATATTACGACAGTTGATCTTGAGGAGAACTGTAGTTATGCACCACTCGCTCGCGGATTGCGAAAAGTAAACTTTGAAGAAACTTTCCACGTTGGTCATGGTGAAAAATGGACAAAGTTTTTCTGGAATAAGGATGAGGAAAGCAGAGCCAGAGTTCAGGAGTGTGTGGATTTCTATTTCCCTCTATGCGCTTCATGGTTCGGTTTACCCGATAATCTAAAAACTAGAACAGATCAACAAAAATATAGAATCCGTGGTGGCACTAATGATGAGATGCGTCAAATATGGCTGAGCAGAGTTGTTCCCTATAGTGAAAGCGTCGGCATAAAGATTCCGGCACACTATGATACCGAACTTGGTAAATTTGTTCTTGATTACGAGGCACCTATTCGATTGGATGAAGAAACAAGAACTTGGGATTATAATGATACCATGAGTTGGGAGGAGCAACTAAAAATATGGAAGAAGGGCAGTAAGCACAAAGTTCCTAGCATCACTGACGTTCAAACTGAAACATGGGGTTCGGAACTCTGGTAATGACGATTCTCGACGAAATAGAGGAAGAGGTTAAATGCCCATCATGCGGTGCTGAGTTCGTCATAAAGTATGATACTCAATATGTGGAGGATTCTCCAGAGTGGTGCCCTTTTTGCGGTGCCGAAATAGAGGACGAAGAGGATGAATATATAGAAGAGGATGAAGATGACGAAGAGATGTGATGTACGACAATCCTTGGACATTCGAGGGAAAGGTTTTCGAAACTGAAGATATAAATGGTTTCTTTGGTTTCGTTTATGTTATCACAAGTCTTATAGATGATAAAAAATATATCGGGAGAAAATATTTTTATTCCTTTCGTAAAAAGAAAGGATCCAAACGTCGTCAAAAAAGTGAGTCCGACTGGAAAGAATACTATGGATCAAGCGATGAACTCAAAGAAGAAATTCAAATCCACGGCAAAGAAAACTTCCGAAGAGAAATCATTTCGCTCCACTCTACCAAGGGACGTGTGAATTATGAAGAAGTTCGTGAGCAGTTTTTACACGGTGTGCTTGAGGATGAAACATATATCAATGGAAATATCAATGGTAAATGGCACCGTGCTCCGGAACATATAAGAGAAAAATCAAAGTATAGGAAAAGCGATGTATGAATATAGGTGCGAGGTTGTAAAGATAATTGACGGCGATACCATTCGCGTCGATGTTGATTTGGGCTTTGGTATTTGGAGTCGTAATGAAACTGTGCGCCTGTATGGTATCGACACACCCGAATCACGCACGAGAGATTTAGAAGAAAAGAAGTATGGTCTCGCTGCTAAACAGTTTCTAACGAATATGCTAGACGACTCGGGTGGTATTAAATTGAAGAGCCACGGGAAGGGCAAGTTTGGCAGAATCTTGGGTGAGCTATGGCGAACCACAAATTACGCTGATAAATCTATAAACGAGTACATGGTCGAAAAGCATCATGCTGCTCCCTATCATGGGCAGTCAAAACAAGATATTGCTGAACAACATTTAGAAAATAGAAAACATGTGGATTTGGCTTCTCTCTAATATTGCTGGAAGTCTGCTCGGCACTGCAACCACCGAGTGGTTCAAGGATACCAAACTCGGAAAATGGTGTTACGCACGTTTCGTTTCCATTGCGGATTGGGCTGCGAAGAGGTATAATATAGATATCCTCGATAGAGAACAGATTGCTTGGCGTAGGAAATATCCAAACGTAGCAAAGAAGATTGATGATCTTGAGGAGAGGTTGAAGAAACTGGAGGAAAAATGAAGTATGTATTGGTGACAGGCGGTTTCGATCCTATCCATTCTGGGCACATCTCTTATTTCAAACACGCATCTAAACTTGGTGATAAACTAATCGTTGGTTTGAACTCTGACGATTGGCTAGAGCGCAAGAAAGGCAGACCGTTTATGCCCTTCGATGAGCGTGCTGAAATCATAGAAAATTTGAAGATGGTGGATCGGGTCATCGATTTTGATGATAGCGTTAATCATAACGGTGCCTCATCTGCTATATTTAAACTTCGTGCAACTGTTTTGGGTGATCAGGATGAGCTGATCGTAGCGAATGGTGGCGATCGTGTCGAAGGAAAGGTTCCAGAGCAGGTAACTTGGGGCGAAACACGTGGTGTCAGTTTTGTTTTTGGGATTGGGGGAAGTGAAAAGCAAAACAGCTCACGTTGGATTCTCGATGAGTGGCAGCGACCGAAGGTCGAACGACCATGGGGTTACTATCGTGTTCTTCGTTCCGACTCACCTAACGTAAAACTCAAAGAACTGGTTGTAGATCCTGGCAAAACATTGAGCATGCAACGTCACGCAAAACGCAGTGAAGAATGGTTTGTTGCAGACGGGGCAGCGAGTGTATATACGATAAGCCCTTCGAGTTCCGATGTTGAGCTTTGGCGAACCTTATACCAGTTCGATAGATTATCTATAAATCCAAATGAATGGCATATGTTGTCAAACGAAACAGATAAACCACTCAAGATCACAGAGATACAGTGGGGTCAAGAGTGTGTTGAAACAGATATTGAAAGGTGTGATCATTATGAGTACGAGTGACCCTATCCGTTTGTTTATCGGATCCTCAAGTAATGGAGAAGACGTTCCTATCGAAGCGATCTATGAATATACTCTAAGAAAAAATACTGAACGCGAACTCGAAATAGTTTGGATGCGTCAGACCCGCGATATGGAAAATTTTTGGGGAATCGAAAAAGATGCGACGCAGCGTTGGCCAACTCCATTTTCTGGATATCGTTGGATGATTCCGGAATATTGTGAGTTCAAAGGTCGAGCAATATACACCGACTGCGATATGATAAACTTCCGCGACATTGGCGATCTATGGGATACAGATCTCAAAGGTAAACCAGTGGCTGCGCGTAAAGGTTACAGGTTCGGCGGTCATGAGTTTTGTGTTATGGTAATCGACTGCGAAAAGATGGGTGATCTAGTTTCTGTCCCAGCTCGTAGGCAAAAAGGTAATCCTGAGTTTCACGTTCGTATGATTGGAAAGTTTAGCGGAAATGATAACTTTGTTGAAGAATTAGATCCTCGTTGGAACTGTCTCGACGGTGAGGATCGCGAGGTTGATGATATGTATCAGCTACATTGGACAAATATGGCAACTCAACC